GCTACACCTGTTAATGCTGAACCATCTCCAGCAAAACTAGTAGCTGTTAAAGCTCCTGAGCTAGAGTTGAAAGCTAAGTTAGATCCAGTTTTTGGTGCTAAATCTCCTGTAGCTGCTGTTACGAATAAAGGGAAGCATGTTGTATCACTTGATTCATCTGCAGTTGTAACATTTACAGCTGTTGTTGTTGGTGTAGCCCATGTTAAACCACCATTATTACCTGATTGTTTAGATAGGAATTGACCATTAGAACCAGCATTAGATATATAAAGGTTATCTTCATCAACTGACTCAGATGACATATGAGCTAAGTCTATACTTCCATCGACATAGTGTTCTGAGTCAACAGCATTATCTTGGAGGTTATCACCGTCTATGCAATCACCTGCTAAATGAACATGATCTATACTACCATCTGTATAGTGTTCAGAATCTACAGCATTGTCAGCAAGATTATCACCATCTACAATATCAGCTGCTAGATGTTCATGGTCTATAGAAGCAGCTGCATAGTGTTCAGAGTTGATTACATCATCACCTATTTTAGCTGCAGTAACGCAGTCTGCTGATAAATGGGAAGTATCAATACCTCCATCTACTAATTCAGATGAATCTACAGAGTTAGCTGCTAACATAGCTGCTGTAATAACTCCTGTGCCGATATTATTTAAATCTTCACGCAGTAGGGGTCTTCCCCCTGCTGTTGAATTATCATGTACAACTAAAGTATCCTTTGTTGTATCTACAGTACATTCACCTTCGGCTCCGGTAAAGCTACTGTGTTCTGAGGTTGTACCTCTTCTTAGTTTTAATAATTTTGCCATTAAGCTACGCTCCCGAAATCAAGTGAAAGATTACTACCAGCTCCACCGTTTAATAGTGTTGCAGTAAGATCACCTGATGAAGAATTAAATGTTAAATTAGAACCACTCTTTGGTCCTAAGTCGCCTGTTGCAGCTGTAGCAAACAGTGGAAAACACGTTGTATCTGAACTCTCATCAGCTACTGTTATAGCAGTTGGAGTACCGCCAGCGGCTGCTTCCCAACCTGCTTCGCCATTAGCGTCAACTGTTAGAACGTAATCTTCTGTAGCTGTAGTGTCTTTAACAACAAAGTTAAGTCCTGGGACTCTAAACTTGGTAACGTTTGTATCACCTATAGTTACTTCATTACTTACTGTCCATGTACTTACTGTTGCATCATGACCAATTAAAGTATTATTTGAACCGTTAAGAGCAAAACCAGCCCTCTGACCAATACAGGTATTATCATCACCTGCGCTAGTTATATTTCCACCAGCATAATCACCTACACATGTATTATGCTGTCCAGTAGTAAGATCAAATCCAGCATACTGTCCAATAAGTATATTCTTCCAACCTGTAGTTAGATTTTCACCAGCGTCATGACCTATAGCAACATTGTGGTAACCAGTAGTTAGTTTAGTTAATGCCTTACTACCTATAGCCTGGTTTCTGTATCCAGTTGTAGCAGCATCTAAAGCATAACTTCCCATTACATTATTATGATCCCCACTTGTTAGAGTCGTTCCAGCATTAGTACCGAATAAATTATTATCTGTTGGATTTGTTCCATCAAAGCTATCTCCAGCGTTCGTTCCAGCTACAGTGTTTCTTTGAGCGTCAGAGGTGACTCCACCACCTCCTCCTCCTATTTCTTTTACAGTACCAGAGTCATTTATATATAATTTCGCTGCGGATGTATCAACAGCTACTTCACCACTAACAATATCACTAGTACTTGGTGTGGAAGTACCTCGTTTCAGTTTTATTACTGCTGCCATTAGAAGGTGCCTCCGTCAAGTGTTCCAGCAAAAGCTGTAGCTGTTACAGTACCTGTACTTGGATTATAATGGAAATCTCCATCAGATTCTAGTCCTACATTACCTGTGTATGTAGCACCTTCTCCAAATGGTATTGCATTATTTTCATTAGTACTTTCATTATCTGTTAGGACAACATGAGTAGCGTTTGTAGCACTTGTAGCTGTAGCTGCATTGCCTGAACTTGTAATATATCCAGCACCATTAGTTATAGCATTATTATTTAGTGAGATATTAGCAGATCCATCAAATGAGACACCAGCTATAGTTCTTCCTGTTGTTAATGCAGCAGCCGTTGTAGCAGTTGCAGCATTACCTGTACAAGAACCAGATGAACCAGATGCATTACCAGTTACGTTACCAGTTAACGCACCTGCAAATAATGTAGAGGTTAGAAGACCTGAAGAAGGATTATAAGTTAAACCTGTATCAGTTTCGATACCTTGTGTACCAGTAGCACCATCAACAAATGTTGGGTAAACAGTCTCATCTGCAGAGTTGTTTGCAGAAGCTGTTACATTTGTTGCTTCAGTGGATAATGCTACTGCAATATTAGCTGTACCATCAAAAGATGTTCCACCAATGGTTCTAGCTGTAGCTAATGCTGTAGCTGTTGCAGCTAGGTTTACAGCTATGTTTGCTGTTCCATCGAAACTTGTCCCACCGATAGTACGGGCATTTGCTAGAGCTGTTGCTGTAGCTGCATTACCAGTACAAGATCCAGAAGATCCAGATGAATTACCTGTTACGTTACCAGTTACATTACCTTCTATGTTAGCTACAATTGTACCAGTAGTTATACTTAAATCACCAGTACTAGCTCCAGTAAAGGAACCTGTACCTACAGTAAATTTATCAGCTGATTCATCATATCCAATAAATGCATTATCTGCGCTACCTCTTTCAATAACGATACCAGAATCATTACTAGGTGTTCCACTAGCACCGTTACCAAGTTCTATTAAGGTATCTTTTACAACTGAGTTTGTTGTAGCAAGTGTTGATGTAGTACCATTAACAGTTAAGTCACCTGTAACTACAACGTCATCACTAAATGTCTTATCACCACCTATTGTTTGTGTAGTGGTTAAATCACAAAAAGCTCCAGGTCCACCAATAGCTATAATAGAAGTAGCTACTCCACTACCATTATCACCGTATCCATAATATAATTTCTTATCACTAGCGTTTTCGTTAAAGGCTAATTCTGAAGATGCTAAAGAACTAGGTGCTCCAGCTGATCCACTAGAAGCTCTCTTTTTTATTCTAATTGTCGATGCCATTGTTAAAAGTTACCTCCCTCTATGGTTTTAATGTTTTGTGCGTTATCGGCAAAATATTTAGAGGAACTGTTTTTCCAATAGATCACAGAACCATCTTCTTTGGTGGATTGATCAAGCCATGGTATACTATCTACATAGGCTTTTACTGATTGTTGGCTAGGTACTCTGCTAGCACTATTACTAGACATATTATCTTCGTCTATTATGGCTCCTGAAGCAAGTTCTAACCAAGCACTACTATCATAGAACTTTAATTTATTGGTATCAGTATCATACCATAAATCACCTGCAGATGGAGAGCCGGGTGCTGAAGATGCTATCTTATATTCATTTGCATATCTATTTACGTGCGCTATACTAGCTGCTACTGTATCAATATTACCTGAAGTAATAGTAGATGCAGTATTAGTTATTAGACCCATATCAGAAGCTGCGCCTAAGTCACCTGCAACGACTCCAAGATTAGTTAACCATGCTGGTTCACTAGCAGTTACTTGATCAGCTAATGTCTGTAAACTATTAGCTGCAAATTTAGCTGTTGTTACTGCATTATCTTCTATGTCATATGTTTGTATTAAGGCATCTTTTTCTTCTATTGAACGTAATACTTGTATCTGATTATCATTTAGATCACCTGCCTTAACTGAAGAACCTGCCTGATATGTAGCCTTTCCTTTTATATCAGAAGAATCATTATTTAATATATTAGTATCTCTATAGATACGAATTGTACTACCAGAAGGTACATTACCTGAAGTCCAAGTAACTGTACCTCCATTTGTTGTATAACTTGTTATGTTATAATGAGTAGCAGCTGTTTTTAATACACCGTCTACTCTTACTTTTATTTCATCAGAAGTAAAAGATGGAATTGAAAAAGCTTCAGAAGCACCCCCACTTGCTGTATATTGTTTGAAAGTTGCCATTGTTTATTTGTATATATTGAGGAGGGTTGTTGGAGGTGGGTTGTTAGCGAGTTCAGGTTTCCTCTTCTTCTTTAAGTAGTTTATATTAGATAGTTCTCTTACATAATCTTCTTTCATAACTTGTATCCAAGCTATTTTTCTTGCATTTCTAAATATTCTCTCTATAGCTTGATTGTGTGGATAGTCTCCTGATTGAAATTCTCCTCTAAGTCCAGCATTAATATCTGAATACATCTGATTTAATGATCTTTGTATGTGAGGCTTTCTAGCTAATCTAGCTAATTTAAGTTCTAAGTTTTGAGCTCCAATAGCTCTTTGATATTTAGATCTAATATCTGGATAATCTGTCAGATCATCTCCATTTGGAGAGTAATATGTAGCTATTCTTAAGTCATAACCACTTTGAAATAGGAATTCCCTACCTTCATTATAATCTAAATTAAATTGTATAGGACTAAACATGTTAAATGCTCTAGTCATGAAGTCATGATCCTTAATAGGTCTACCAGTAAGTAGGTCATATTTGATAGGTAATGGTTCTCCAGCTATATTTTCAGTGATTAAGTTTCTGTTTCTTAATGATTGATCTATACCAGATGATAATTCTCTAGTATGTGGAGTAAATAATTTACCTATTTCATTCCTTAAACTACCTAATGGGACAGTATTATTAAGTAAACTAGCTGCTATACGTTCTCCCTGACCAGGTTTACCACTAAATAATTCAGTAAATTGCTGCATACCAGCAAGATATGACTTACTAGCAAGACCTTGAGCTATAACAAGAGCAGTTTTTTGTAAATAATCTTCAGTCCACTCTTCTCCCATAAGTAGGCTATTATCACCAACATCAGCAATAATTGAAAGTATTTGGTTAAATGGTTCAATAGCATCATAACTAACCCATACATCACCTAACTTAATACTTCTTGGTATCCATCCAGCATCTAGCCACATCTGTCTTTTAGATCTATCAGTAGGTCCATTACCAGTAAGATTACCACTCATAAAGGATTGAGATGCCATGAAGACAACTCCACTACCCATAGCTAATCTACCTGTTTGTAATGCCTTAGCATTAGCAAGTTCAGCAGCAGAAGTAATACCATACTTAGCTACATCAGTTAGATTATCAGGTGTTGCTCTAGCAATATCATTGAATTCTTTAACTAAGAAGTTAAACCCAGGTGTATGTTTAGCAGTTAATGCTAGTCCATTTACACCAGTTCTAGCGAATAGAAAGAAAGGTCTAGCCCAAGGGTTAGCACTAAATACATCGTTTAATCCTTTAGAGAATCCAGTTAAATCTTGAGTAAGAGTAACTTCTTTACGTGCAAACTTAGTAGCTTCATCCTTGATATTACCATCTGCATCAAATATATCTTGATAGAAATCCTCTTCAAACTTTTTAAGTAAATCATTATTTATAGTAACCATTCTACCGTTACTTTGAGCATCCATAGCAGAACGTAAAGCTTTCTCTCTCATCTTAGCTCTGCCTAATATATGAGCAAAAGCATCATCAGTAGCTGCCATTATCTTAGTAGAATAAGTTAGGAAGTTACTATTATTTGCAGATCTAGCCATATTAGCCATAGCAAATAATGCTTGATCTCCTTTACTAGCTCTACCACTATCCTCATAATATCTTCTAAGTAGTTCCCAGTTCTCATCACCTCTTGTAAATTCTACAAAACGTGATTTTATACTAGATACATCACCACTCCAATAAGAGTTTAATTTAGTCCAGAATAATTGATAAGCTTCAGGTATAGCTTCCATCATAGCATTTATTGAAGCTAAACCTGCTCTCATAGTTGTAGCATCTCCAGTAAAAGGTAGCCTCATAGCCCCTCCTATTGCCGTAGCAAAGGGTCTTGTGAAAGTAGCCATTGATGTACCTAACACAGCTCTTACAGGCGTCTTAGGTCCACTGAGGACACTATGGCTAAACATACCTTGTAGTTCTCTAATTAGAGCACCTGTACGTTCTGGACCTTTTGGTTCTAATGGTCCACCTTTAATAATCTTTCTAGCCCAAGCATCAAAGTCATCTAAGTTATTAACAGTTTTCATGCTAGAGAATACTTCAAATAAAGCATTCAGTAATTCATCACTAGGATCATCTTTAGCTATTTGTAAAATAGACATGATAGAATCTCTAGTATCTACCATATCTCTAGCTACTGTTTCTTCTACAACTTTCTTAGCTTTACCTGCTCCTATCTCTCTGAAATTAGTAGACTTCATAACTCTAGCTCTCTTAGCTTCAGTTAATGCAGTCATTAAAGTATCAAAGACTTGTTTAGCTGGTCCATCAATATCAGCAAGATCTTTATATTCTGCTAGTTCTCTACCAGCTATACCCATATCTCTTAACTGTTTGATGAGAGTACCAGTTATCATATCTGTTACTACTATATTCTGAGATGTTATTGTAGTAACAGTATCTACAACATTACCAGCGGAATCTGTTATATCATAAGTATCAGAGGCTCTTAAGATTTCTTCTAGATAGTCTGCTGTACTTAAGTCAGCTGCATCTCTACCTAATGTAATTCTTTGATGTGCTTCTAATGAATCACCAAATACTTCTAATACAGTTTTACCTGCTGCTTTTATAGATGCAATTTCTAATTGGAACTTCTGGTCACTATATAAACCTTTAAGTATATTTTCTGCTACTTCTTCTGGCATCTTACCAGTTTTAGCAGCACGTTCAGTTAGTATAGGTCTAATGATAGATCCAGTTGATCCATCTTCAGCACCCCATTCTGATCTTGTACGTTTTAAAGTTTCTCTAGCTTCACCAACTGTTTGTTCTGAAGCAAATGCTCCTTGATGTTGGTCAGCTACTGGTTTATTTTTAGCAGCACGGAATTCTAATTCATTATCTCGTACTTCTTGTAAACCTTTCTCAACAGTTATATCTCTTATATTGTCTGATCTTTTAATTACTTTTGCTCTATTAGCACCTCTACTTAATACCATTGATGCACCATCAAATACGAGTCCAATACCCATACCTTCTACTACATTCTTTAGCTTTAGCATTAATGGGTGATCTGTATCTCTTGTACTAATAGGAGTATCCATCCAACCATAGCGGTCTCTAAGCATACCTAGAGCATTCTGTCCGTCTGATTCCTTAGATAATAGGTCAGCACCAGCACCAATTGCAGCTGCTCTTAATAAGCTATTAGTACCGTAGTACGCTGCTTTACCAGCTATTGATTTCCAACCAGCTATTGGTATAAGTGAAAGACTACCAAAATGAACAACACCACGTAAAAGTTTACCCCACCATGTTTTAGTTTCTATTGGACCTTCATCACCTATAAATGGATCCCATTCAGGTTTATAAGTTCCTGTCTCTTTTCGTTCTTCTTGCATTTCACCAGAAAGCATATCAGCAGTACGTTCTGGTAAGGTGGCTATTGAAGATGCAGTATCTTGGAGACCACCAGAAAGAACTGATTGAAGTTCTCTTGCTGTTCCCTTTAGACCCCAACCATCTGGGTTATCTCTAGCATCTTCTTGTGTATTTACAAATTGCTGATCACTTTGAATTTGATTTTGCTCAGCTGCTTTTCGTTCAGCTGCTAGCCTATTTTGTTCATCGACATACTCGGTATTCGCAAGATCTTGTCGATTTATATTATCATAGGGGTCTATTGCCATAGCATTTATTATGTAGTTGCTGCTTGTACGACGGCCTTAGCTACGTCGGGAAGCATATTTTCTAGTTGCATCATAGAGTAGTCTTTGAAGAATGGTAGAATTTCATTAATTTCTTTTACATCTGAATTAGGTAAATCTAATGATCCAATCCAACCAGTATCTATAGCTACTCTATTGTTTCCATTAGCGTTTTTTTTAATAAGTATTAAAGCTATTCTATCCTGCAAGTCTTGATCAATAAGTGTCTTTGTCATGACTTCAGCTTGATTTTCCTCAGTTACATCTATACTGAATCCTCTTTCTTTTGATGCAATGTTCAAACCTTCGATGAATTTCGCAATTGGTATATTATACATACCTATCGTTGCCTCTGGATTTTCAGCAGCAAAAGCCGTTAATTCATTGATATTCATCTGAGAAATCTCTGTATCAATCTTCTTACCATCAGAATTAAAAGCTGCATCATATCCACCGTTATCTTTATTCACGGATATAGCATGGAATGCTTCAGCTATATTTGCACCTTCTCCAGTGACAACTCTATAAGTACGTGATCCTGTATTCTTCTCATGTAATAAAGCATAAGCTTTGTCAGAATACACAGGTCCATTATAGGTCGGTGTAAATTGTTTACCATCTGGAGTTTTAATGTTTTTTAATTTCCCTGTAGCATCTAATCTAGCCATTAATAAATCATGACCATCTACATCGTTTCTACCATTTGCAAGGTGTGTCCATATAGCAGGTACGCTAGGGGTTTCACCATTAGCAATCTTTGTAGCATATGCTTCAGCTTCGGATAGTGCTCCATCTTCTCCTTCAAATGCATGTGGTGAATCTAAATCAAGATCATGATTATTTAGAACGCCTGTATATAATGTTTTAAGACTATCTCTTTTTATTAATTTATCAGGTGGTTCCGTAGCTTGATTTAAAGATAATACATTCTCAGGTTTAAATATTCTTGTTGATTCACTTGTAGCTGCTTGTATACCCTTTGCTCTTGCATTAGCAAATTGAACATCAAGTGGTTCATCTGATGGTGTATTTATTTCTAGAAAGAAAGCTTTTGTAAAAGCATC